TGCAGCAGCATTTAAAAAGAAAAACGCATGGATTGATGGAGATGTTGCAGATCCAGAGCCAGGCGATGTTGCATACTTTGATTTTCCATCTGACGGGGTAGACAGAATATCTCACGTAGGCATTGTTATTAAAGACAATGAAGATGGAACAGTCTGGTGCATAGAAGGCAATACATCTAGTGATGCAAAAGGTAGCCAACGTAATGGTGGAGAGGTTTGTAAAAAACTTCGTGCCTATAAAAAAAATAAAAAGGGTGTAATGATTTCTATTGTAGGGTTTGGTAGACCTAAGTTTGGATCTGCCCCTGCAGGTACCGCTAAAAAATCTCAAAATAAGCCTAAAACATGCTCAGAATGTGGTCAAACCATTAAATAATGGTGTTTGACTAAGCAATAATCGTTTGCTATACTTAAAGGGTATACTCTAAGGGGATTTACTATGACTGTGTTGGCTGTAGTTCGTCATGAAGGTAAGGTCTATATGGCTGGAGATCGTGGTGCGTCTGATGACAACACAATACTTTCTTTAACAGCCCCAAAAGTTTGGAAACTTGGTCCATATTTACTTGGATATGCAGGGGCATTAGACGGAGAACGTATTCGTTATAACTTTAATCCTTATGTTCCAGATATAAAAGATTTAGATAAGTTTATGCAAACTAAATTTATTAAACAACTTAAAAATTTTTACAATGATTGGTGGGTTGATACTGGTAAAGAGGCTGATCTTGGTCTAATTATTTGTATTAAAGGTCAAATATATGAGCACAACGCAGTTGATATGTCTTTATCTAAGTATAATTTAGACTATTTGGCTATGGGTTCTGGTGCTGAGTATGCTTATGGATATTTAAATGCTACCGAAAAATCTAAAGATCCTCGTAAAAGAGTTGTAGGGGCAGTAAATTCTGCCATAAAATTTAGCCCATCTTGCATGGGTCCAGTTGACGTGGTAAGCGTTTAATAGTATACTTAATACATGGCAAATTTTGACGATATCTTAAGAGATATACAAGATGAGGCATCAAATCTTGATGAGTTTGAGATTTGGCTAAGTAATGGAATTGAGCGGGGATGGGTAACAGAACCGTTCTGTAATACTCATGAAGGAGATCCTTACATGAGTGAAGAAGAAGCACAAGAATGGGAAGAGGGCGGAGACCCTTGTCAGGTAGTAATTAAAATAAAAGATAACTAACAAAAGGGGTGGGAATGAAAAAGATAGCAGTAGTAATCGTTGCGGTATTTGGTTTAACATTTTTACAGCCAGTACAAGCACAAACAAATCCATCAATTGCAATAATTGATACAGGTATTGATACAACATTGCCAGAATTACAGGGTAAGGTTATTTATGAGGTTTGCTTAATGGAAGAATTACAATGTCCAAACAAAAAAGCATTTCAAGAAGGTCCAGGATCAGCAACACTAACAACTGCACAAACTAGTGTTGGTACTTTTTCACATGGTACACGAGTAGCACAGGTAGCAGTAAAAACAAATCCAAACATCAATATTGTTTTTATTAGAATTATTCCTGCAGGAAAAGATGGTAGTCCTGCTTGGGTTGCTGCTAATGCTAATAGTACTGTCAAACAAGCACTTGATTGGGTAGCAATTAATAAAAATAAATTTAATATTGTTGCTGTTTCAGCGTCAGTTGGTCATAAGCCACAACGCACAGGGTCTGGTTATTGCGTTATAAGAGCAAAGCAGGATGCTGGATTAAAACAGTCAATCTTAACACTAAAAAATCTTGGAGTCGCTTCTGTTTTTGCAAGCGGTAACAATGGAGATAAGTCACGAATTGATTACCCAGCGTGTTTAAATGATTCAGTTGCTATATCTTCAGTTAGTATTTTTGGAAATATAGAAAACTATAGCAATGATGCAGCAGAAGTTGATTTTTATGCATTAGGTAAGTTTGATTTAAGCACTGGTCCTGTATCAGGAACATCTGCTGCTACCGCTGCATTTGCTGCTTACTGGGCAAAAAACTATAAAGGTAATTATCAATTAACATATGATTATCTTAAGTCAATTGCTACTACTTCAACTACAAATAAAAATAACACTGTTGTAGATATTTTAAAGTAAATAGTGTTGCAGAAGTAACTCAATTGGTAGAGTACTACCTTGCCAAGGTAGATGTTGCGGGTTCGAGTCCCGTCTTCTGCTCCATGCCCTCATGGTCTAGTGGTTATGACATCACCCTTTCACGGTGGTAACAGGGGTTCAATTCCCCTTGGGGGTACTAAAGTTTGGTATAATAGTATTGTATCTGCCTACGGGGGATACATTAACTTATTCGCTTGAAAGGGGAATAAAATGGTAACACAGTTCGCAATGGATCTTTTCAATGATCCTTTTTTTATTGGATTCAACAGAGAGTTGAGTCGTTTAAATACAGCACATAAGGTAAATTCACAATCATATCCTCCATATGATCTTCTTAAATTAGATGAGGATACATACAAACTGTCCTTAGCCGTTGCTGGATTCTCTAAAGATGATATAAAGGTATCCGTAGATAACGGAACGTTAATCATTAAAGGAGAAATAGTTGAAGTAACAGATGCAGAAATTGTTCATAAGGGAATTGCTGGTCGTAAATTTACCCGCACATTTGCTCTTGGTGAATACATGGAAGTAACTGGTGCTGAAATGAAAGACGGCATGTTGCACATTGACATTGATCGCATTGTTCCAGAGGATAAAAAACCAAAAGACATTGCAATCAAAGTTGCTAAAAAGTAATCTGGTAAAATAGATAGACCCCATACAGGTCTTAGGATGGATTAGTTACCTATTCTATATACTGGCTATTCGTGCCTTAATTTCACCTGTATGGGGCTAATATTTTTTGATATAATAGTATTGCTATGACTGAAAAAGAATTAGCAAGTAGACAGAAACAAGAGTCAAAAAGAAAACTTGTCAAAATTAAACAGGCAAGTGGATGTGTTGACTGCGGAGAAAATAATCATATAGTTCTTGACTTTGATCATATTAAAGATAAAAAATACAACATATCAAGAATGGTTCACGATGGATTTTCTTGGAAAGCAATCTTAAAAGAAATTCAAAAATGTGAAGTGGTTTGTGCTAACTGTCATAGAATTAGAACCTATTCTAGATTGACACAAATAACTGCTTGATGGTATACTAGTATTATGCCTAGATATGACTATAAATGTTCCATTTGTTCTGGACAAGTTGAGTTTGAAAAATCAATCAACGAAGACAGATATCCTGTATGTTGTGGTGAATCTATGCAAAGACTTTGGAGCGCTCCTGCTGCAATTTTCAACGGTAGTGGATTTTATTCAACGGATAACAGAAAGTAGAGATATAATACTTATATGACAAACATACTTAAAGATCATCCAAGCGTTAAACCAAAAGAGTGGGTACTAACAGCAAATGACAGATGTGATAGGTGTCAGGCACAAGCGTATGTAAAAATTGCTGGGGCAACTGGAGAATTATTATTCTGTTCTCATCACTATAATAAAATTGTAGATAATGCAGAAGGCTATACAAAAATGATGGCTTTTATGTATGCCGTTGTTGATGAGCGTGAAAAACTTATAGAGAACAAAGCGATAGGGGCAGTTTAATGTATCAATATTTTGTAAAAGAAGTAAAGAATGTTGTTGACGGAGACACCATTGATGTAATTATTGATTTAGGATTTGATATTTTATTTTCATCTCGTGTTCGTTTGGCTGGCATTGATACACCAGAGTCAAGGACAACAGACAAGGTTGAAAAAGTTCTTGGTCTTGAATCTAAAGAGTATTTAAAAAAGCATCTCAAAGACGCTAAGTCAGTTGTAATCAAAACTGAAAAAATGAATTCATCAGAAAAGTATGGTCGAATTCTTGGTTGGATATACGTAAATGGTGATACCGAATCATTGAACGATAAGATGATTAATGATGGATATGCCTGGGGATATCTTGGCGAAACAAAAGTTAAAGATTTTGAATTATTAAAAAAGGCTAGAGCAAAGTCTGGCAAATGAAAAACGTATTTTATTTTACAGCAGACTGGTGTCAGCCTTGTAAAAAGGTAAAACCTATTGTTGAAGAAATGAAAAAAGAAGGTTTTCAGTTTCAAATGATAGACGCTGACTATGAGCAATTACTTGTTAAACAATTTAAAGTAAGTTCGGTTCCCACATTTATTTTATTAGAAGATGGCAAAGAAATAAATCGTATGAGTGGGGCAAAAACAAAAGAAGAGTTAGAAAGTTTTATAAATAATGAGTAAAGAAGAAGATCAGTTAATAGAAAAACTTATTCTTGATGGCGGTCTTGAAGCAGTGGCTGTTGACCAAGAAAGTGGAGAACTACTATACTCTTTTACGCCAAAAATACAAAAGTTAATGCCAAACCTTTATAATGAGCATTTAAATGAAGTCAACGCTAACGTTATGAACCTGTGGGAAAAAGGGTTTATTAATATAGATTTTTTTGCTCAGGATCCTTTAATTACCCTGACCGAAAAGGCTATTGATCCAAAAAGTATAAATGAACTATCCAAGCATGAGCGTTGGAATCTTTTTGAGGTAATTAGACTTCTTAAGCGCTAAATACTGCTATAATAGACATTATGCCATATCGTGTAGGTGCTAAGGGTTCATACGGTTGTTCAGGTTATCCCGCTTTAAAAGAGGGTACAAATGAAGTTATGGGTTGTCATAAAACTCGTAGCGAAGCAGCAGCACAAATTTATGCAATTAATCGCTCTGAAGGCAACATAGGAAAAAATATGCACGAAATTAAAGAGGGCGATTTTGTAATGGGTACAACAACTGAAGGATTAATTCATGGTATGGTTGAACACATTATGATTGAAGGCGGAACTCTTGGAACTCCAGGATCTGAATATGCTCTTGAATCAAAACCACCAGAGAATCCTGCTATGTCTGTTAGAGTTTATAAAGAAAATGATAATGGTTGGGAACCAACTGCTTATAGCATTGGAATGATGTATGCAGATGCACAAAAAATAGATATTAATACACACAGTATGGATGCAGAAGAAACAATGAAATCATACCATTCAGACAATGAAGATGAAGATAAATGGGACAACATGGCTAAGGCTTGTTGGGTTGGATATGAACAAAGAGGCATGAAAGAAAAAGATGGACGCATGGTTCCTAATTGTGTTCCTGTTGGAAAAACATATGAAATGGAAGACAACATAGAAAAAGCAAAATCAATATCTGTTGGAGATCATGTTTTATTTGCAGTTCCAAAGCCTCCAGATAAAACAGAATCTGCTCATGGAGTTGTAGAGAGAGTAGAGCGTTCTGGCAAAGTTACTCTTCCTGGAACAAATGAAACAGTAGAGGCTTCATCAGATAATCCAGTAGCAGTTGTAAGAGTTTATGCTACGAATGAAAATGGTAAAAAAACAAGAACTGATAGGCGTGTTGCAAAACCATTTAGTTCTTTAAGAATTTCTTCAGAACCAATTGATAATCAAAAAATGTATGATGAAGAAGAGATGGAAAAAGTTTCTTCAGCAAGATTACAAGAACTTGCAGATGCTTACAACAAAGGTAAAGAAGGTGACAATAGAATTACTGTTGCAGCCTTAAGACAAGTTTATAATCGTGGAATTGGCGCATATAGAAGTAATCCTTCTTCAGTTCGTGGAAGCGTATCTAGCGCAGAACAATGGGCTATGGGCAGAGTAAATGCATTTATGGCTGGGTTACGTGGTAAATTTCCAAGAAAACCTTTTGACTTAGATCTATTTCCAAAAGGTCATTCAAGATCAACTAAAAAATCTTTGTTTGAGGGATTTGCAAAAGATGTTGACAAACCGCAAAGAGTTATAAATATTTTTCCAGAATCAAATAAAATAAGCAAAAATATGGATGGATGGGGCGGATCAATATTTGATTTAAATCCGTTTAAAAAATAATGGCTAACCGATCATCTGCTTCTTATTACTCAAACCACGGATTCAATCCAATGCAAATTAAAAATGGTAGAATTGTTCGTTTAAGAAAAGACGGTAGCATTAAAGCGGATCTAGGTCCACACAAAACAAAACATAAAAAGGTGGTAAGCAATGGCTGAAGAAACATATACCCCAACATCTGGCATGAAGGCTGCTGCTCGTCGTGCATTAAAATGGAAAGAAGATGGTAAGGCAACAGGTGCTGGAACTCCAGTTGGCTGGGGCAGAGCAACAGATATAGTTGCTGGCAGACCAATGTCTCTTAGTACAGTTAAAAGAATGTTTTCTTTCTTTTCTCGTCATGAAGTAGATAAAAAAGGTAAAGGATTTTTTGATGGTCCAGAGTTTCCTTCTAATGGAAGAATTATGTGGGATGCCTGGGGTGGCGATGCTGGATTTTCATGGAGTCGTGCAATTGTAGAAAGAGAAAAGAAAAAAGTAGAAAAGGCTTGGATAGGTAGTCCATTTAGTTTAAGAAAGGGGTAGAAAGTGGAAGATTTGGGTGTTGAAGAATTAAAACAGTTAATTAATTTTTATAGACAAAGATCATCAGATCTTGAATTTAATGTATTGCAACTACAAATGAAGTTAAATAAAATTATTTCTCTTCAAGAATCAAAACCAGCAACAAAAACTGTTGTAGAAAAAAAATAACATTTAAGCAATAGGAGAAATATGCAAGAGTTAATTGCAGTAGCCTTGACATTGCCTATTGCTTGGGCTATAATTAAATTAATAAGGAAAAGGGCTAGAAAGAATTTTTCAAAAACTTTGTATCGTCAAAGCGATATACATAGTCTTTTAAAATATTTTTTTTCTATTAAGTTGTTAAACGAAGAGGAACGTCCCTCTCAGTTGACAAAACGCAAACAAAAGAGTATGATTAAAGTTATCTTCTTAGATGACCAGGCATACTGGGTATCTGATAATACGTTTTATGTTGCAGAGGCTGTAAATGGTGAAATTCAAAAACACACCGTAAAGCCAGTAAACACAAACGGATTATCAAAAGGAGATCTTGACAAAATGCTATTCATACTGGATAGCCTAAAGAACGGAAATAAAAATGATAGTGGCAGTACAGGGAACGAACGATTTTGATGATTACAACATCTTTATTCGTGCTATGGGGGTTGCCTTGTCTACAATGCGGGAAGATGATAGAGAATTCGTAATATATTCTGTTGGACCTGCAAAAATAAATTCTTTTGTCTCTGAATTTTGCAATTTGTCAGAACGTGGAATGAAAGCAAGAGGTCGTAAGATTAAGTTTTATAAAGTGGCGTCTTCTTGGTTAGAAGAAAATATAGAAACAATTAATTATTTTGCATTTCTTTCTAAACCAAAACAACCTAATTCAAAATTGGTTGCTGCTGCTGAACTTAATAACATAGAGGTAGGAATTTTTAGATACTAGGGGGAAGTATGATAATTAATAAATTAGAAACAATGGAAAAAATTATTGCATCTAACTACATGCTTAATTGGGTAGGTTGGGATGTTGCAGAACGTAAGAAAACAGAGGCTGGCAGAACTGCAGTCAATGGCGTAAGGGTCAATGGTCAGTGGTACACACAACGAGTATTTAAACTGAATCGTAATGGCTGGGATATTCCTAACAAATATAAGATGTAGGTGCTTAAATGAAACAGCACTTATGGAAAGACAACGCTGCATGTTTGGGTCTTGAAAACAATTTATTTTTTGATAAATATGAAGAAGATGTAAAAGTTAGACCAATTGTAGATTCTATTTGTAATTCTTGTCCAGTTAGAAAAACTTGTTTTGCGGTCGGTATTTCTAATAAAGAGTGGGGAATCTGGGGCGGTATTTATTTAGAAGGTGGAGATATATCAAGAGAGTTCAACAACCATAGAAATAAAGTTGGTTGGGCAGCAACTTGGGAATCTTTAACAATGGAAAAATAATGTATACAAACGATATGCGTAGAGCCTTTCATTCTATTCTTCCCCCAAAAGGATTTAAGGTTCAAGTTATTGACAATGAGCACTTCCTTACGATAAAATTAAATGAACGACAATTTGCTACTATGGTTCATGATGAAAAGATAGAAGCATTAAAATATGTTGTTCAAGTAAAGAAGGCTTTAGAAATGAATGGAGCAATTGTGTTAGTGACTAGGGAGCCATTAAAGTAATGCAAACCTTTCTACCTTACAAAAATTACGATCAATGTGCAGAAATATTAGATAATAAAAGATTAAATAAACAGATATTAGAAGCCTATCAGATACTCAAAGTTTTATCTGGTCAGTCTCCTTCAGGTGCTTGGCGCAATCATCCAGCGGTACTGATGTGGAAGAACGCTGAGTATTCACTCAAGACATACGCTAAAACCATGATTAAAGAGGCTAAGTTAAGGGGCATTAGAACAGATAAGAACGAGTCCAATATAGATGCTCTAGAGGCTATCTGTGGCGAAATTTGGGGTACTCAGAAGCCATTCTGGGCTATAGCATCAAGCCCACATATAGATCGTATTAATATTACTCATAGGGCTAACCTATATCGTAAAGATCCTATTTATTATGCTGAGTTTTATCAGGATACCCTGAGTAAGTATAATAAGCCTTGTTGTGATAAATGCTTATATTATTGGGTAACTCACGCTACCCGCTCAGTTTGACAATCTCAGGATAAACGAGTACAATTGTAGATATGGAGGTATTCTTGAATAACATTATTGTTATAATTCTTGCAACATTTACTTTATCTTTTGCTATTGCTTATGTATCTGTTCTAAACAGATTATCTAAACTAACACAAGAATTTTCTAAACTTTTTATATCTCATAAGTCTTTGCAAGATTTTGTTGAAAAAAATAACTTTGAGTTTAAAAACGATAATGATATACATAAAGAAAACTTTATTAAGTTTCTTTCAGATTCTAGAGACTGGGCATTTACTTATATTGAAGATGTACAAAAAGGTTTGGAAAAATTTATATCAAATGTAGAGCCAGAGATTATGCACTTTGATGAGTATAGTTCTACATACGAAGGAACTGAGTATCATAAACTTATGAAAACAATTTCTCAAGAATATAAAGAGTTAAAAAAACTTATGCCTACAGAGAACATAAACAAAGATGCTTGATTTAAGGGGAATCCCTACCTGTAAATGTCCAGAGTGTGGTGGAACTCTTTTTAGGGCTTTAGTTGGTTTTGATCCAGCAACATACACAATCTCTACTTATCATTTAGATATTCAATGTAATCAGTGTGGGGCTTTAGCAACTGCTCCAACCCCAGTAGATCATCCAACAAATCCAAGTGACGATATGGGGTTTAAAGAATGAGAGATATTTTGCTATCAACTATAACAGGTTTTGGATGCGGTGTTGTGTTCGCAGCATTCAAATTGCCAGTTCCAGCACCACCAGTTTTTGCGGGAGTCGCAGGAATTGTTGGTTTATGGATTGGTTTTACAACGATAACACAAATTATATCCTAGGAGGAATAATGGAAAAACTAATAAACGATAAGACAAAAGCAATGCTAGCATCATATGGTCGCTCAGTTCTTGCATCAGGTCTTGCGCTATACATGGCTGGAGTAACAGATCCAAAAGATTTGTGGGCAGCACTTGTAGCAGCGATTGCGCCAGTTGCGCTAAGAGCAATTAATCCAAACGATCCAGCATTCGGTGTTTTACCTGATGCCAAGGAAGTTGCAAAGGCTCTTAAGTCTGCAAAGGCACCAGCAAAGAAGGCTGCTAAGAAGTAATTTATCTTCTATCAGATAGCCAGTCTAGGAATAGGCTGGCTTTTCTGTTTACTCGTTTATAATTTTTAAATATTTATCTTTTAAAATTTCAACTGAAAAATTATTAAATCCTATTTCTACAGCCTTATTTTTATAATCATTTATATTTCCACCTTCAATGTATTTATCAACTATCCTTGCCAATCTTTCTGGGCTAGCCTCATAAATATTAACCATTGATTTAGTTTTAAACTCACCTATTTTTTTAGATTCTACTAACCATTTTTCTGGCAAGATTTGATTATTGGGTGAGACGTCTGTCATGAAGACTGGCATACCACTTATTAAAGCCTCATTCATTGGTAAGCACAGCCCAGCATACCTTCTTGGCAATACCATTGCATCAAACCCATTATATAAATCTTCCCTGTTTTGCACGTTGTCTTTACTTAATGTTAGGCGCTTATCTCTTGTATTAAAGTCTAAAGGTGTTTGAGTTGTAACAACTAATTCATATTCTGCTTTAGAATATTTAAGCATTTCAATTACAGTATCAGTTCCATTTCTATCTTTGGCTGCTTTTTTACCACCGACATGAAGAATACGTTTATGAGTTTTTGATAAATTATTTTGTCTTACATTATCAAATAAGGATGTATCTGTTGGTGGTGGAAGATGTATTAATTTTGTTTTTGATCCAAACTTTTTATCTACTATGTCCATATTCCAAAGACTTGGAGATAACAAAATATCTGGTAATGCCCACTCTGGATTTGTCATATTTCCAAACAATTCATAATTATATTGAAGTATGGTTTTTATATTTCTTGCTCTTGCAAGATTAATAAAATCTACACTATAAAATGTTTCACAACTTATTACAACATCTAAATTTTCTAGAAATGCTAATATTTCTTTTGTTCTTGGCATTCCTCTAAGAGTTTTAAGAACATTATATCCACTATACCATTCAGGATGCTGCTTATTGTTATTAAAAAAAGCGGAATCAATAAGTAAAATCTTATTAGGATTAAGCATTTTAACTAATTCTCTAGTTTGATTACCAAGACCAGTATTATCTGATCTAGCGATGATTCCTAATCTCATTCTTTATATCCCCAAACATCATCATCTGATGTAAATTTTCTTCCACCTTCACGACCATCTAAATGATATGAACGCTTTATGTTTCCTTCAGGATGATAGATCCACAATTTATGAGTATTCCATCCATCTTCATTAAAGTAACCATAAGGCAATATGTCATCTTGAACCTTTCCATGAAAAGTATCTTCTATAAAAAATTTATCTTTACAACTTGGTAACACAATTTTTTTATAATAATTTACTCTTGTTAAATGTGGTCTTTGACTCCATTGCGCCGTTTTCATAAAGCCATCTTCAAGACCAAGCATTAAATGTTTATGAGGTTCAGGTATTAATGCTTCGAAATGAAAACGAATTGTGTTTGCTTTGTTATATTCAAACATGTCTAAACATTTTGACCAATCTATAGGAAGATCTGGTGTTAATGGAGCATCTGCTTCAACATAAAGCATTAAAGGTGTTTTAATTTCATTAATAGTTTCACGCATCATGTTTGTTTGATGACTATGTTGTTCAAATATAAATGGTATTACATTTTTATATTCATGCAAACATTTCCAAAGCATACGATTTTTATACTCATCGTAATCTTTTTTCCTATCTTTTTGTTCTTTTCGTAATCCATCAATTTGCATAATTATTTCATTATCTGGAAAATGAACTCTAATAGAATTGATAGTTTCATCTATGATATCTGTATTTGGGTGGCTCGCTAAGACAGAACTGGCAATAACTATTGTTACATTATCCTTATGCATTTACCTGCTCCATAATCTTTATTCCTAAATCTCTTTTATATTTTATCCACCAAGTAACAATTTTGTGCATATTTTTTGGGTATTCATTTAATAACTCAGGAGTCAATTTATGTAACTCAGACCAATTAGAAACATGAGTAACAGGTATATGATATCCAAATAAATAGTTATAAAAATCTAAACTATTTCCCCTTGGATCTATCTTATCTGCAATTGGAAGGCATAACATCTCTATAGCCTCATAAAACCTAAAAGAATCGATTACTACAGCCCCAGAAGGCACGGGTGCAATCTTAGCGCTGGATAAAATACGATAATAGTCTATTGGCTTATCTCCCTGTGCAAAGCCTGTTGTGGGCTTAAAAAGGGCATTTGGCATGCTTTGTATAGCGTTAGCCAACTGCTTTCGTCTTGAATGTGTAACCTGACCACCAAAGTATAAATCGTTATCTTTAGAAGGATATTTAGGAATTAAATTTTTTAAATGTTGAGGCACACCAACTGGAAGTTTATTATATTGTTTGTGTTTTTCGTGAGGGTATTGAATCCATATCTCAATATTAGAGTGTTTAATTTTGGTAATATCAAATGTACCCTCTTCATCTCCCGTAATAAATAAAACAACCCTTGAAAGATTTTGTATTTGATTATTTATATCTTCTTCATAACCAATGTTTTGAGGTCCAGGAATCACAACAAAACCACGATCTACTTTTGGAATAGACGTTACTCTGGTTTGATCTACTTGATACTTATCAAATATTTCTTTCAACAAACCGTAATCCCATTTATCAGCAGCACAGTCTTCTTGTTTAACTGAGTAAAGATATGCTTTAGGCTGGCTCATAATATAAGTGTACTTCATGTTGATAGTCTAGCAATGTTTCTTTATAACCCAAACCCCATAACCAAAATCTTAAATCATACAAGTATTCATTCCATTGTTGCATCATAAATTCTGGGTGACCAGATAGCCAGATCTTAGGCTTAAACTCCTTTAAAACAGCCTCTGCGCCTCTTAAAACACGACCTTCGCTGCCCTCTACGTCTAAAGAAATTGCCGTAGGAGGCTTAATGCCATGATCATACACACAAGAATCTATGGTAATTTGACCATAAGCATCTCCTTCAAGATATAGTTCTTTAAATCCATGTGCTGCTTCAATTTCTAAATTTGATTCTGGCGGGAACTCGTTATAATAAATACGTGTAAGGTTATTGTTTTTGTCTGAAGCAAATCCAGGAATGCAAACTGTTGGATTTTTTAAATTATTTGCCTTCCAAATTAATGGATAGTGAGACCAAACTTTTGGATTTGGTTCAAATATTATAGTCTCTGCTCCCCAAATTTGACATAAGGCAACCATTTCGCCTTCTTCTCCACCAATGTAATAAATTACATCATTAGTTCCAAGATTTTTATGCATTGATTGTAATCTATTTTTTTCCCAACCTTTTTCTGTATACCATTCAGGTCTATCAGCACGATGTTTTGGCAATATCATTTCAAATTCATTATTTAGTTTAGCATTAATCATTTCAATCATTGATTAACCAATCTTTTATTGATATTTGTGGAGTCCAACCAGTTAAATCTTTAAACTTTTGATTAGATGCAAGAGTTTCTTGTACTTCACCAACTCTTGGCGGTATAAATTTAATATCATTTGATATTGTATTAGCAATCTCAAGGATGGAATAGTTAGTTCCATACCCAATATTATAAACTTCACCAAAACCAGTTGTAACTTCTGATGCAAGAAGGTTTGCATGCACTACATCTGAGATATGGGTAAAGTCTCTGCGTTGAGATCCATCTCCAACTATTGTTAATGATTTTCCCTCACGCTTTTGTTTTAAGAATAGTCCAATTACTGGGGCGTATTGACCTTTTAGTGGTTGCCTATCTCCATAAACATTAAAGTATCTAAGTGAAATTGTTTTTAATCCATAAAGATTAAAGTAAACTCTTGCAAGGTTTTCACCAAAGACCTTAGCAGCAGAGTATGGGGTTAGTGGATCAGAGGGTTGTATTTCTTGGTTTGGTAGCAAAGCCTTTTTACCATAAGCAGAGGATGTACTTGAATAAATTAATCTATCTACTTTATTGACTCTGCAAAGTTCAAGAACATTGGCTGTTCCTACTGCATTTGACTGAATAGATTTTTTAGGATTTAAGATTGCTGGCTGTATTCTTGCATCAGATGCAACATGAAATACACAATCAACGCCTTCAAATAGCGGAGCAATTAAATCATAATTGCAAATATCATATTTATAGTTTTGTGCCTTGTCGTTCCAATAAAACTGTTCATGGCATTCAGCAGACTCATCATCAATACAAATAACGTCGTGACCAAGACTAATTAATTTATCAACAAGGTTTGACCCAATGAATCCAGCGCCACCAGTAACCAAGTATTTCATTTTACTTTTAAAGTTTCTAATATGGCTGCCCACCTATGAACATAGGTATGTTCTTTTTTAGTTCGCTCATGACCAGCAAATCTTATCTTTTCTCTTGTTAGTCCATCTAGTATATAGTAATCTATTTTTTCTTTAAGGTCTTTAAGGTTGCCGTGCTCATAAAATACAATTTCTTTACCGTCTTCAAAGTACTCGTCAAGTCCTTTTATACGAGGGTAGATAGTAAAGCCACCACGACCAGTGCTTTCAAACAACCTATCACTTGTATAGTATGGATAGTTAAAGTTTATATTAAGACTATCGCCTATGGCTACTTTGCTTTTTGCATAAATACGATTAAGCGCATCGCCACGAACTGTTCCAGTATCTCCATCGCCACCAACATGTAAGAATCTTTTACCATATGTCTTTCGTAAAAAATCTATTAGTTGTGGACGGTATTTATGTTCTGGATGATAGCCCTTACTACCAACAAAGATTATGTCATGCTCAAAGTTATTTATATCGTAATCAGAATGCATATAACATTCTTTATCGTAAACTCCAGCAGGTAAGAAGTGTCCTTTAACACTTGTGTTTTCATTAAACCAATCACACATTAACTTATCTGTAGCAAAGAAATGACCTATGTTTGTATAAAAGTCATCACCCTTTAAATCTTTTTCACGCTCAATGCCAAACCATAAATCAAGATGGTAGGTCATTGTTGTTTTGTTTACAGCCTTTAATTGTTTTAATACATCTGTCATTGATAAGTTTCCTGGGGTTTGCCACCTGTGTGTGTGTACCCATATAAACAGATCAGACGCTAATGCTTTGTACAAAATTTCTTCGCTTGTTGCTTTTTTTTCCTGCATTTTTTGCACGGTATGTCCAAGAAACTCCAAAGACTTAGCATGATGATTCTCACTGCTATAAGGAACTTCAAAGTTGCCAAGAAAAACTATATTAGCCAAGAAAGCCCACCTATTCTATGTTCATATTAGTATACCAGATTCTGATATACTTGTAATAAAGCGGGGTAATTAATGGATTTTGTTTATATATGTCGTGATGGAGAAAATGAAGAGTTAAGATACTCTATTAGATCTGTCCTTCATAGTTTTCCAGAAGCAAAGGTTTGGCTAGTAGGGGGCAAGCCAGAGTGGTATTCTGGGCATTGCATACCAGTAGAACAAAATAGTAATAAATATGCTAATGCTTTAAAAAATCTAAAACATTTATGTGAGCATCCAGATATATCAGATGACTTTGTATTAATGAATGACGACTTTTATATTATAAAAAAAATAAATAGTGTTGAACAATTTTATAACGGGTTATTGTCTGATAAGATAAGTAGATTTACAGCAATAACTGGTTCATCAATGTACATTAAAAAATTAATCACAACAAACAAAAAACTTATTGATTTAGGAATTAAAAATCCAATAGATTATGAACTACATGTTCCAATGCCAATGAATAAGTCTGGGCTGCTTAACGTGATAACAAATTATCCAGAATGTTTATGGAGATCTATGTATGGTAATTTATATAATGTTGGCGGGACGCAGATGGAAGATGTAAAAATATATGTAAATAAAAGGCATCTTGCTAGATCAAATGAGATAACAGATAATTCAATTTATATGTCAACAGAAGATACTTCATTAAAGGTTATGCTTGATAAGATATTAAGACAAATGCTTTCAGAACCAAGCATTTATGAAAAAATTAAATAAATTGTTTTATTCTTCTTCCACCCAATGGGCTAATTGTAATCCTAGCATTTTTAATTCCATGATCACTTCTATCTTTTTTGTGCACCCCTAAAAATACTGGCTCATAATTATCAAAAGGAACGCTTGGATTATTGATTGTATTATCAGAAGCAATTAGCATATAGCAATCACCAATATTTTTAAAATAAAGATTGCCTTGTAGAACTGAGTTTACATTGTTTAATCCAAATGAATTACCAAAGTCAATTCCGTATACAGCCATTTGTTTTAATAAATCATCTTTAATTCTTCTTGCAACTGTTGTAGCCCTTGGCAACTCTGCACCCATAGACACTATTGTTTTTATAAAATCTTTTGTTTCTGGATGGTTAAATATCAATTCTTGAAATCTTTTTGATGTTCCAGACCATTGTTGAAAATCTCTTGGAGTATTTCCATATTTATGAGATATAAAAAATATTTCTTTACCATTAGTATTAATAAAATTAAAGTCTGACTTATAGCCAAATGGAGATGTAATAATTGAAACTACATCTTGTATTTCATTGTTTACACGAACCTTTACATAATCTTTATTAGTATTTTTTTTTATTTCTTGTAATTTATTATTTAAATTATAAATTTCTAAATCTTGTTTTACAGTAGTATTCTGTGTTCTGTTTGAAAATTCAGAGTCTTTGTATAAACTATTGAGTTTAACACTACTTCCGTTTTGTGTAGGAAGAACTATAGATTTTTTTTGTTTATAATAATTTAAACTTTCTAAATCTGTAAGATTATCTAAAATAGATTTATCAAGCAAGATTAACTCATCTACACCAACTAAATAAAACCCTTGACCAATAGCAATTCTTTTGGCAAAAATATTAAAATTGTTACGCTTAGAAAGTTCTTTTGTTGAAAGGCTTGACATTACTTAGTAAAAAGTTCTTTTTGTAGCCCATTCCAATATAGATTGTAATAGTTAATATCAAAAGAAAATCTTTTCATGTGCTGTACTAGTGCACCAGTGTGTGCGTAAGCATCGACGCCTGCTGCTTTTAATTTTCTAAAAAACACAATGTCTTCGCTAATGTACTTATCTCCAATGCCTTCTTCTTCTGCAAATAAAGAGTAGTCTGGACTAACTTTACGCATCTTAGGCACAATAGATTTATGCATTAATAAAAATCCAAACCCAGCAGAATCTACTTTGATTAATTCATTTTTAGGTAGTGGATGTATAATTTGCAATTCATGTTTATTGCTTCCTTCTTTAAACAAAGCAGGAAAAGGTTGCATTAAAGATCTTTCATTTTCTTTAGAAACAAAATAGGTTCCACTTACCACTGGTCTAGATACTTTGTCTGCAGAATCCCAAACCAACTTTAAAGAATCGGGGGTAACAACAATATCTGAATCAATCCAAAGCAACCAGTCAGTCTTTGTAACATCAGCCCAATTGTCAAATAAAACCTGACGCTGTCTACCTATTTGATTTCCATTTACACGAATCTTATTTACTATATTCATTCCAATTTTTGGAGCATTCATTGTTGCCAATAAAAGACCATCCATAAATCTTCCATCTACCATTCCGCCATCGCACCATGCTAGTGCAACTGTTTCTTTTGAACTGTGTGGCATTACTTGTGCTCCTTTGTATGTCTTCTTAAAGTGTCGCTAGCAAAAATTCCCCAACGAACTTCTATTTCTTTTGTGCATATTTCACAAACTACAACTTTTTTATTTGTTATCTTGATCAACTCCAGCGGTCATCATAATGTAGCATGCAACATAGCCTACAACAAAACTAGCAATTAAAAAAATAATTTCCATTGTTTCCCCCTAACCACCTATCTAATCATTATATCAAAAAAAGCGGGTATTGTAAAGTTACTCGTTATTATTTATATCGTAATGATAACTATCTGAATCCTCAGTAAGCCACTTAGAGGCATCCTCTACATCCCACTTCCTAGTATTAATAAGCCTATTAATCACAGGCTTTCCAGGTTTAGTAGTAAATGATGGTTCTAATAAAAATACTCTGTTGTTTGGCTGTATAGCAAAGTTACCGTCATCTCTTTGTATTACATGACCACACTTGTGCTGCCCTGGATTTTCTGAGTAGCCGTCATCAATTCTATTAGAATCAGGATTGTGCCAATCAAGGGTAAATAAATATTTGCCAGACACTTTACTTTTAGTCCTATCCATGTAGGTCATACGCATGTTTGTAAGGTTTGCAAACTTAGTTACAGTGATAAATGGGCTAAATGAGTTCCATAAAACTAGATTGTGAATGTCTTCTTCTGGAACACCTGGTTTGTCACAGAAAGCATTAATAGGCATTCTCCACCAGATACCACCATCTTCCATTAAAAAATGAAATAAAGGGCTTCGGTTTTGAACACTAGCCACACCAAAAATTACACATGGAAAGTATTGATCATGACTATCTTTTTGATCTCTTAAAAAATTACCACGGACATAACATTCAATCGGTGGGATGTTTGCGTTTAATTCTGGCATAACTTCATTATATCAGTAAAGATATTCATCTTTAATTACAGGATCAAGCCTATCCCAATACCCACCACTGTTACCTTGATATATCTGACCAGTCTCTCTGTCTATCAATAACCATTTTTCTGGGCACTTTGTGTGAACCAATAAATCAACTGGCTGCTCAAAGGTTTTATATTCTTTATTGGATTTCATTCTGCCCTCTGGCTATTGCAGCAGATATCTGGAATGCCTTAGAGGTTCGACGAGATTTGTTAAGACCCTTAGCCTTCCAAAGATCACTGGTACCCTCAATGTCTACAGCAATTTGTTCACGAATCTCTTTTACAGTCTCTACAATAAAATGCCAGATCTGTTCTTTATGTTCGTCTGATAACTCTTCGGTCCAGTTACTCATCTTCTTCCTCAAACTCTCTTAGGGCGTTTGAATTATCAAAGCAAAAACCACAATCGCCGTTTATTAATTTATTCCCACACTTAAAGCAGAACATCTACCCAGTATATCAAAGTTTGCGGATTACAGCAAGTACCATCCCTGAAATGATAAAGGCAAAAATAATATCTATGACTATCTCCATTAATGTATTATAACCGCAATTTCGGCGGTATAGAACAAATAAACCTCAACCTGAGACTAACGTCTCAATAACGGTTAATATCCTCTACTCTTGCCTTAATCCTATTAACCATTTCCTCACGCTCATCTGGAGACAACTCAATACCTGTATCCATCTCTGTCATCGTAATGGCTAGGTGAATAATATCTTCCATTTTTCAATTATACCTTAAACTGGTATAATTGTCTAGTATGTGTCCTATATGTGGAGGTCCTTTAGTTCCAATACTTTATGGATATAAAGACCCTAAGTATCTTCAAATGAGTAAAGATGGTTTGATCCACCTGGTTAACTTAACCTATCATAATAAAAAAAGTCCTACGGCTTGGTGCAATAAATGTAATGAAGGTTTTAATATTAAACTAAAACACAAGTTTTAAGAATAGGCTTGGTTTAAAAACTCATCTGCCCAAAAGGCTGCAAGGGATTCATTGCCTACATCATCAAAGTAATAGCGGTTCTTAATAAGGCTGTAGGTCCAGCCCTTCCAGACATCGCCCTCGTTCCAAGTTAGGTTATCTTCCATTACTTTGTTAACTCCTTTTCAATACCTTGAATAGTTGGGCAAGGATAAGGCTTCTTGTCTTCTTGGCATCTTTTTACCAAGGTCCCCTCTGGAATATGAAGTTCGGCGACAGCACGAAGAGCCTCATCTAAATTAAAAGATCCTGATGCAGATATAAGGTTTGATATATTTTTCATCACTCAATCATATCAAACTTCGACGGTAAAAGCAAGGCGCAAAATAGAACTAACAAACCTTCCCCTGCCCAAAATGGGCAATAGCGGTTAATAACCTAAATTCGGCGGGTATAGAAAGAATGTCGTAATACCCCCAGTGTAATAACAAACCTTGTATGCCAGATATCCCAGATAGCCAGATATCCCTGATATGAAGGTTTGTCAACTATGTCCAATAACCCTGGTTTGGTATGGACAATATGGATCCAGGGTGATGGTTTTATACCCGCTGAAATAGGCTATAAAGGCTGATTTAAGGGGTTGTAGGGTTTGGCATAGACAAATTATTTCTTACTGATATTTTTTTGATATGGTTTTGGTGGAGGAAAGTGGAGTAAAGTGGGTGATTGAGCGTTTTTATAGATGGCGTCGTAATCCCCTGGCTGCCAAACCTCCTATCCCCAAACCTTCCAAACCTTCAAACCTTCATAGCGGGGCATGCATTATACTCTCAAAACCATGGTTTGTCAAACCTTTTTATCTTAAAAACCCCCTATAAAAATGTCCAGAAAATGTAGGAAAATGTAGGAAAAACCCCAGAAAAAATATAGAAAGGTTTGGTTATTATGGTAAAAAGTTTAAATATTCTACGATTTAAATTCCCGCTTCGTAATGTCTAATAGTACTGTGAAACAGCGCCGCCACGGGCGGCAGAAATGGGCGGGTATAAAAAGATATACCCCATATCACTAGTATAACAATACACTGGATACAAGGTTTGAAGGTTTGTCATGAATCTGGAAAATTTTTCAAACCTTCGTAATGTTTTTTTCAAAAATAAGGTTTGGAAGGTTTGTCCACAATCTGGGATTTTTTGAAATGGGTTCTTAATGTCTTTTCGTAAATAAGGTTTGAAGGTTTGGTAAACAAATACCCGAGCCATTC